TCAGTAACTGTTACTTCGTATATAGCTTTATTAACTAGATCAGAGTTTAAATATACTCCTGCTTTTCTAGTTACTACACCTGCAGATGATACTTCAAATGCATCTTCAGTTGGGTCACTTTGAGAAGTGCCGCCATATGAACCAGTAACTACATTAACTCCGTCTAACTGTTGGCTATGGAATCTTGCATTCTTAAATGTTACTGTATCTCCTTCTGGATCTGTTGCTGTTATTGAACCAGCTGTTGTTCCATCAGAGCTATTCTCATTTACCCCGGCTAATGTTTGATCATTAACAGTTGGTTGAGTATTATCAGTTACATTAATAGTAATTGGTAAAGCAATAAAAGAATCTGCATCGTCACCATCTTCATAGTGAGAATCAGATGCTGTTATACTCATATTATATTGAGTAATACTTTCATAATCTAAAGATGCTGTTACTTGAGTAATCGATACATAATTAGATGATTTAGTAATACTAAAGTGTCCGTTTAAATCAGATCCTGAATTGATAGTGATGTTATCACCTTCTGTATCTGTAAAGTATATTTTAGTTACTTCTCCTGCACTAGCATTTTCATTTCTAGAAACAGAATAAGAAGATATTGCGTTACTTCCTACGTTAGGATGTCTGAATACTGGTGCTTCATTAGGTGTTACTCTAATGTATATTGTTTTAGTAGAAGAAGCTCCTACTGTATCTGTTGCCTTAACAATAACAGGGTGAGCTAAAGTTCCATCTCCTCTATCATCTGTGTTAAAAGCTGTTGCGGTGGGTAGTACATTTAATTTAAGTACTCCGTTATCAATTACCACGTACCCATCTGTGTAAGAATCATCAATACTAAAGGTGATAGCTTGTGACTCTGCATCTGTTCCTGATAAGGTAACTATAGATGTACCATTCACTGTATATTCAGCTATCACTTGATTTCCAGTACTAATAGTTGGTGCTGTGTTAGGATAAAATACAGCATTTAAAAATTCTTCTATTGTTCCAGTACTGCCAGGATTAAATGAGTTAAAGAGAGGGTGATCAGTATTCGATATTAATCTGTTTCCGTCAAATGTATTATTAAATGATGATACCTCTGTTCCGTCTGGGCTGATAAATTTAATCGAACCAGAAGAGATATATAAGTGTTGCCAAGGTGAGGATGCGTTTCCTAAATCGTTGGTTGTTGCACCAGGGATAATACTACCTGTTACTATCTGGTTACCAACATAGGTATTTGAACCAGTAGTTGCATAAGAACCTGTCTTACTATTCAGCCCTGTAATATCTGAGTGAGATCCAATTGCATAGGAAGAAGTTGCTTGTAGAAGTCCATCTACCTGTGCTTGAATTGAACTAGTAAAGCCGTCTAATGCTGATGTATCTATATCCGACCCTGTAATAAATCCTAGATCTAGTATCTGTGCTGAAGAAGATATTGTACCGCTTGATACTGCACCGCCTCCACCTGCACCAAATCCTAAAGCTGATATTTGAGCTGAAGATGATATTAGTCCGTTAGGTTTATTCTCTAATTGACTCCAAGTAGATACTCCAGAACCTGTAAAAATATGTCCACCTACTGATACAACACTAAATCCTGTGGTTGATGCATCAAAATCTAGTTTTACATTATAGTTATCTAGTATCTGTACGCTTTTAGGTATAAATAAGAATCCGTTTTGGTCGTATACAGCTACATTTACATTTTGAGTATTAAAGTTATGGTAAACAGTTACTGTGGTTACCTCTTCAAAGTTAGTTTTAATTGAACTTACTTGTCCGAAGGATAAATTAGTTAAACCTGAACCATCTCCTGAGAATTTAGATGCTGTTACTATACCTGTACCGAAATCAACTGTCTGGTTGCTTAGGAAAGACTTAATTTGATCTGATGATGATACTATTGAGTTTGGTATATTGTTTAATTCACTGTATTCAGAGCCTGTAATGAATCCTAAAGTAGCTATTTGAGCCGATGATGATAATATACCTTGTGGTACATCAGTTAAATCATCATAAGAAGCAATATTAGAAGAAGTTACAAATCCTAAATCTAATAATTGTTGTGATCCAGATAAAACATTTTTGTTAAATCCTAAATCTATAATTTGCTGTGAACCAGATATAACATCTCTGTTAAATCCAAGTGAAGTAATTTGTGCTGAAGAAGATACTACATTAGCAGAGTCTGCTTTTAAGAAATAAGAAGAGGTTGCTGCATTTAGCTGTGCTATACTTCCTGTAACTGCTTCGATACTATCTAATCTAAGATTAGTTGACCCCGTATATTGGAGCATTGAAGCAGAATGTATTCTTAAGGTACCAATATCTGGGTTAGCACCAGCAGATAGTGCATCTATTTCTGCTATTACATTTCTTCCGTTAAAGGTAAGTTGAGATCCGGTAATATTAAATGAACCGGTAAGATTTAATGCTTCCGTACCAGGAATCAGCTGAGTCTGTACGACCCCGCTTCGTATAAAGGCTAAGGAGCCTGATAATTCGCCGGTGAATTTTGCCATTTTTCTATTCTAATTTTTAATCCCAACATAGAACCCGACTGTTTCCAGTCTTTTTAATAAATAGAGGTAAGTGTTAAAGGTTACCTTCTATTTCTGAACCAAATTTCATTTCAGCCTTAGTATAGAACTTTTTGTTATTATGAGGATGTGCGTTAATAGCATCAGTAATAATGTGCCCTAATAAGTTAATAGCAAACTCAGTCTTAACTATACGGTCATTCCCTGTACTATCTCTGCTGAGGTCGTATAAGTGTCTATTTGAGCTCTAAATCTAAATTTATTAGGATCTCCCCAATAGGAATCAGAGGCAAAATTTATCCCTTCAATTATTTTATTGTTCTGTTCAACATAATCAGTAAAAATTATACATGAATAAGTAACATTAACATAGTCGGGGATTGCTACTGCATAGTATTCTTCTACTGGTTTTCTGTTATTAAGTACGCCAAATCTATCATATATGTTTTTCTTAGAAAATTTCTTTTGAAATATACCAAAGTTAGTTGGATTGTTACCATCTAACTTATTTCCTAGTTGTCTGTTCTTTTCTATAGTGTCTCTTCTAAAGACAATTAAAGGAGCTTGCATTTTTCCGTTCTTATCACGGTAATAGCCATCTTTTTGCATTGAAGCCCATCGTTCTGGTGAGCCGTATACAAGAGGAACCTTAATACTCTTAGCGTTTTGAGTTACGGTAGGTTGAAGAACTTCGTTAAAGTAGTAGTATATAGCTTCATCTATATCTTTTATTCCGATAACAAGGTTTTTAACCTTATCGTCTTTACGACTTATTTGTTTTGCTCTATCCTGTAAGTTGGTAACACCTGGCTGAGGGTTTATTTCAACACCAGTGTCGGGATTACGGTAAGGTTTTATCGTCTCCCTTCTTAATTGCTCCTGACTCTTAGGTATTGGTTTATCTCCTGCCATTAGTTCTAGTTTTCACGTTTTTGTAACCACTCCCAAACTAATTGGTCGCATTTAAAGTACTTTTCTACATACCCGGGTATTCTATCATCCTCAGAGTGAACTATTTTAAGTAGATTGTTAACATTAACATAATCGTACTCACGGTTTGGCTTTACATCTTCTTCATGTAGTTGCTCTCTTAGTACAGTCATATAATTCTGCTCCCCGTATATGAACTTAAAGTCGTCTTCTGTATTAGATAAATAGCTGGTGAAGTCTAGATTCGTTAAAAAGTCAGTAGTTCTCCAGTTTTCTTTAATTGTGTAGTTACCGTAGTATCGGTGATCCATTGATTCAACTGTTTCGGTAATATAATATAGTATTTTTTGACCTAATTTACTCTCTCTTAGTACAGGTAGAAAGAAACACTGTGGTAACCAGTGAGGATCCATAGCTGAGGCTATGTTATTAAATCCTGTCCAGTTATTTATTGCAATACCGTAATCAACTAATATTGCAGCTGTCTGGTGGTTTACTTGAGATACAAATCTCTTCTTAGGATCTCTAAATATTGTATGGAATGTTTGTCTACCGTTTACCTGTATATTCAAATCTGGTATTTCTTCATCAAACCAGTATATCTTTTCCTTTTCGTTCAGGTTATTGAAATGGTGTTGTATCGAACTATTACTATTTTTTAATGTTCTTATGACCCAGCTACTAGTAGGTCCATGATAATCTATATTTTGAAAGTATTTATCATGCGGAGCTCCGTATCTAAGGGTATGCTTAAATAGTTCACTAATTATACTGAAGTATTTCTCATGTAGCTGCATATTTATCTCACTTCTGCTAGTCCTACTCTATCTGCTCTAGTTAAATGACAGTCTACTGT